ACCATCTTTATCTACAAAATAACCAATTCCTTCATTTTCACTATAGTTATAGTTTGTACTGGCATACATACTTATATAAACATTATCAGTATCTATGCTTGATAAATGAAATCTATCTCTTAAATCATTCCATTTATCCTCAGTTGAAACATCAAAAGGAATAACCTCTCCAGTTGCTTCATTAACATGATGTAATGTAGCACCATTAGTATTCATCATAAATACACTTGGAATAAGACGTTCCATAATAGTTTTATCAAATGTATTTGCATTTATATTATTAGGAATCATTACTTGATGTTTTTGGCCATTTCTATCTGGGTCAAATTCTATTATTCCTCCAAATTGTTGGCCATTTTTATATATTGCTCCCGAGGCTTCTTGTAAGGATTGCTCCCATAGGTCATCATCAAATGAATCACGGCCTCTTTGCTGGTGTCTGGCCATATAAGCAAATTTAGCTGTATTTGCTATTTGGGCTAAAGTGTTAGAAGGGAATCTTTGTCCTGCTAATATAACAGTTATCTCCTCGTTCATAACATTTTTAACTTCACCACCTTCTGGGAAATAGGTTGTTACATCTTCAGCACTCATTTCCATACCTAAGAAAGCATCTTTAGCAATTTCAGCATTACCATTAAAATTTAAGTACCCTATGTGTGCCAGGGATTTACCATCTTTTGTATCATGTAATTCTTTAAGTGCATCTAAAGAATCTATTCCAAAAGTTTTTGAAATATTAGTAATAACTCTTAATTTATCTTCACTATTGCTTACGTTGTAAAAATTAATTAAATCCGTCTTATTTGCCTCAGTAAAGTATTTAGGTTCTATATTCATTTCTGCTGACCAGGCTTGCATATATTCTATTCTTTTTTTAACAGACTCAGGGTCAAATTCCATTTTACCATCTGCATTTTTTATAAAGCTAAGACTTGGGAAATCTTCTCTAGTTTGTTCCGCCCAGGCAACGGGGTCATTTGCTAACGCAGTCTTCATATTTGATTGTAATTTTTTTAAAGAAGCTATGCGTTCGCTTTTCTCGTTGTTACTTCCAAATTGTTTGGCTTCTGCTATAACACTATCTACTAAGCCTTTTAAATCCTTTTCGTTTAAATCTTCACCTTCTTCTAAAAGAGCATAGGTTTGCAATGCACCCGATACTAAATCTCGAATATCCGTATCTTTATATCTTGAAAATATTTCAGCAGCCTGGTCATTTAATTTCTGGGTAGGTACGTTGCCCTCTTTAAGCTGCGTAATATATTCTTGCAATACTTTGTCTTCATCTGCTCTATTAGATTTTTTATTATCTAATATCTTTTCTCCATTTGCTAATAATTCTACTTCATATCCACTTAAAGAAATTGTTTTATTTTCTATTTTGTCCCGTAATGTGTTAAGCGCTCCTTGTAAAGCCTTTTGGCTCATATCATTAAATCTGCCTAATACTTTACTTGCTTCAATTAGATTTGTCATTTTAGTTATTGCTTCTACATTACCAACTTCTTCTGCTTCTGCTAAAAGACTTTCCATATTTTTAAAACCAGCATCTAAACCTTTATTAACAATTTTTTCCATGGTAGAAATTCGGTCATTTAAACTTTTGTCTAAAGGCGCTCTATTGCTTTTATTCTTTGCAAAAATTGATTCTAAAGCTTCTTTTATTTCTAATTTTCTTTCGTTCATACCTTCGTCTGCTAATGCTCCAGCTTGCAAATCAATAATAAACTCTTCTGCTTGCTCAACATTCATTTCTTTCATAGGCCTATAATAATTTTCAAAATCTTCTTCTAATTGCTCAATTTCTAAATATAAATCTCCATAGCCTAATTCTTTAGCTTCATTTTTTAATTTTATTAACTCAGGCCCAGTATTAAAACCTTTTAGTACAATCTCTTTTAAACCTCCAAATTTTTTATCCATAGCTTTTAATTGACTACTTCTTATTGTGTCTAGTCTATTAATTTTAGTAAGCATTTCATTATGCAAAGTCTTTGACTCTTGGTCGCCTAGGCCTCTTGATGAGCCTTCTTTTTTATTAAAATCATCTTGAAAGCTATCTGCATATGCTTGTTTGTCTGGCGCTCTAAGAAACTCACCACGCACTCTAGCTTTATGTGTTCTTGAAACAAGAGTTGTAACAGCACTTGAAATTTCTTTTTCACTTAATCGAGTACCTTGCATCATATTTGTTAGACTTTGAATTTCAAATTCTAAGTTTTCATTAAATAGTTCAGGAGAAATATCTGACCGAGCCATTAACTCAGCATCTTGAAATCTTTGGTCAATACCAATATAAGTTTCTGTTTTTAAAGCATCTCTTTGTTCTTTCATCCAACCTTGAGTATAATCAAGATAAGCAGAATTGCTTAAACGAGTTAAAGTTTCATTTAAAGAAGCAGCACTTACAGCATCCATGCCACCCATAGCATTAGAAAAACCAGCATTAATATTAAATAGTTTTGCTTTTAAACCTTCTGGGTCACCTTTACTATCTTTCCACTCTAATAATGCATTACCCATTTCTTTACGGGCTTCAGTTTCTACTTGAGCGCTTGCTACTTTAACAGCAGCACCGTAAGCATATTGGTCAAAAGTAGTATCTTGACCCTTAGTTTGTTTCATAGCTTCTTCAGGATTAGATGCTCCGTACTCTTGCCCTTGAATTTTTGCTTTATCATCTAATTTTTTAAAAGCATAATTCATTATCTTGTTAGCACCTTCAGCCATAGCACTAGCGCTTTTAGCCTCTTCTCTTAAATCTGCTCTATCAATACTAGGGACTTGAGCTATACTTCTTCTATTTTCACTATTATATGTAGGGTATCTAGTAGCCATTTTTAATATCCAAATATGTTGCCTTGTCCGCCAGAACTATTAGGGTTTAAATTACCGCTGCTGCCACCTGAAGGCGGGCCTCCTATATCGCCATATGAAGCAGCAGCCGTGCCTAATTTGGTGACTGCTCCAAATACTCCTCGTTGATAAGCGGATTTTCCTGCTGCATTATATACATTAGCTTGGAACTCTCCACCTTTTCTTCTCATGTTTGCGCTAGATGTATTTATTCCAAAATCAATATAGCCTTCATTAAGAACAGAATCTTGAAGATTACCAGTTGACCCAGCCCACGGATTAATATTTCCTGCTGCTGCTCTAGCAGTTATTGTTGAAATGGTACGCAAAGTTTTCTTTAAAGCATTAACACCTTGTTGTTCATAATTTAAAGCATCTGTTTCACCTTGTATTGCTGACCACGCAGCTTGTGACCTATACATAGCCTGTTGAGCTTTACCTGCTTTATAATCACCAAAAGCTCCAATGACTGCACTTCCTATTGCTATTGCTTCCATTTATTGTCCTAACGAAACTTTATAGTCGAGAGATAAAATGTTAATAGATAACGGTACACTCTGACTTATGGTTATTGAGCCTTCATAATCAAAACCAAGCAACGGCCCAATTTGCTTTAGTCCAGTAAAAGAAGTAACGGGAGCATCTAAAACATTTTCCCCGAATTGTCTAAACGGAACTAATTGATTATTAACTGACATTGATTTTGTTTGATATACTTCAGCATTAACTTGTAATATTCTTTTCTTAAAACCTTTAACACCACCTGATTTAAGTTGTGGCTCTACTGGCATTGTTTTAATTGTAATAGAAAATGGTAAACCCATTTCATAATTTGATGCTGAAGATCTTGTAAATGTTGCAACACCGCTGCCGTTTAAAGTTTGCTGCGCTTCTACATTTCCATCATTTAAAATATCTACTAATGTATTGGGAAGATGCGCTGCTGTTCCTGTACTACTAGCAGCGGAAATATAAACTGAAGCATCTGTATGTAATGATGAATCAAAAACTTCTACAAAAAACTGGTTCGTTACTCCTCCAGTAAAATTAATTGTTGTTAACCTGGTATTATCGGAAGCAACATTAGTTAAGTTGTCATTGCCTCTAGCTAATCTGGTAACAGTTACAACCGCACTAATTACTGTTGCAGAAAAGTCACTATGAGCATTGATAGTAGTTTGTAAGTTTGTTGCAGTAGTATTGTTATCAGTTTGCGTACGAAATTCATTTGTGGAAGGGCTGCTAGTAGTTGATGTAAAGACTACAGTTGTCCCATCATTCTTTTGTAATGTTATTGTTGAACCTCCTGCAATATTTGCATAGTCAGAAACCGTAATTGTGCATGTTGCCTGGAAAGGTAAAGTTCTATTAACAATTACATAAGTGTCATCTACATCTACACCTATCGCTTTGAATGTTCCATCAGTTGTAAACTTAGAAGGAGCTACGACATTTTGAGAACGTAATATAGAATAAACACTTAAAGATCCGTCATCAGCATTTACAATAAACAATCTATCTGACTCTTCCGTAGAAGTTGCTCTTCTAATAGATATATCAACAGGATCATTTAATAAATGAGAGGACATAACACTTATATTACTGGTCGTATAAGCTAATTCGGAATCAGTATAAATTAATTCATTTAATGATTTACCTGACCTTTGTATAAAAATAGTCCCACTATCTAAGCCAGCTACGGGAACTCCAGGTTTAATACCATTTCTTGTTCCAATCTTAACCATAAAGTTACCTGGAGTAATTGGATCACTTACTGATTGAGGAATATAAAACTCACCACCAGTTGTAAATATTTGTAAATCTCTGCCAGAAAATATTTGCTGGATTGCATTAAGACTATCGGTAGTTAATTCTGCTGATAAAGCCTCATCATCTAAACCTTCGCCTAACTCAAAATTAAAATAATCGCCCACCCTTGAGGCCCATATATGTGTAGGTAAAGATTTTGAACCACCTATATATAATCGGCTTTCATGGAAAGTACATGAAGTAGGCCATCCTTTACTAGCACTCCAAGCATCTTCATAACCCGCTTCTAATTCCCAATCATTCGCTAGTACCTGAGCTGTATCAAAAAAATTAATTGTAACATGCCCCTTAACTATCGTTGTACTAACATATTCAACAATTCTTGCTCTACCATAATTGCTTGTTATGTTAATATATTGCCCTACATTGCCAGAGGCAAACACACCAGCAGTAGCCGTTATTGTTATGTTGCCAGTAGTTTGTGAGGCAGTAATTGCTGCTGCTGGATTACTAACACTAAATGTAAAAGGATGAACGGGCTGATTATCAAAAGTTAAATAAGCTGCCACCCAGGTTGCATCATTAGCACCCCTAACAATTCTTACTGGCTGCAAGTCATTATGCATAAATAGTATTGTGTCACCATATTGAGCATAGTTTAAAGCACTTAATACACTTGATGTTAATGCGGATACTGCAAAATAATCAACACCAGATCCATTAATATTAGTAATTAAGGCATTATTTTTAAAGATATAAATACGTTGATTAACTATAGCAAACATATAGGAATCGTCTGATGAATATTCAAAAGGAACTAACTTTACACCATCTTGAGGGTTAGCAGCAGCAGGTAATTCTGCAATATATTTTAATCCATCTCTTCTTTTAATCCCACCTTGCGGTTGGATAAAAACATTACTGGCTGTTTGTAAAGCATTATAATATTGTTTAAGGTCTTGCCTACCTCTTAATAAAGGATCTAATTCCCCTACACTAAAATTTGTTTGTATTTGAACTTGTCTTGACATTTATTTAAAACCTTACAGATATAAGATCAAAATCCTCTATAACTTGATTAGGTTGATTTTGACCATTTATGATTGCTGCCTGTCTAAAATGACCACCTCTATTGTTTTCTGAAGGTGCGCCTACGGCTAAAGTTTTATAATAATCACCTTTTGTTATTTGATCTGTTACGGGTTCAGCTATATGCCAAGCCATCCAATACTTTAATAGTTGTATAAAATATGTCGGTAATACAGCTTCGGAAGGTCTAAATTGAAAATCTACATATACCGTTTCAAAATTTGTCAGAAGCTTATCTTCTAAGATTTCCCATCCTTCATTAACGGGTCTTGCTCCATTAGAACTTGTTGTAAATAAAGCTCGGACTCCTGAACCAATACTGCTAGATGGAAGTTGATATTCATATTTCCATTCTGTTACTGGGGTTACAGTAGTACGGGCAAGCTGTTCTTTTTTATAAGAAAAATTCCAAGGATACATTGCCAGGACAGTTTCATAGATATCATCATACAATCTGTCACATACCTGGGCCGAGTCTGTTCCTTCGGAAAAAGAGGAGAGGGGGGAAGCCCCTAGCATTATTAAAGCATCTGAGCATATAGATAATTTAGTATCGCCAGAAGCCATAGCCTCTCCTCTAATTTTATAATCACCATCTGTAGCTACATTTTGCCAAAGATGGTGCTAATCGTTTGCTACCACTAGTCTCCGTCTGTATTTGCTAGGGTAGTTCCGTCATTTACGTCTACAACTCCAGACGCATTGGTTAAAACATAAACAAGTGTTGCAACCGCTGTACTGCCAGTTGAAGTAACGCAGTAGATTAAATCTCCTACACTTACTTCGTCTGATACACCATTAAAGTAGGCAGCCGTATTAACATCCGCAATAGCATCTGTACTTGTATAACTATACAGTTGCGGTGCAGATCCTTTTTTACTTTGCCCGCCAATTGGATTCCATCCATCTCTTGAAAAAGCCATCTTATATCCTTTCTAAGTTACTATTCTCTACAAGTAATTTTTACGATTCCTGGTGCGTCTATCGCTACACCAGTACCAGTAAACATTGAAGCCACTAGCCAAGAAGTTTTTTCAGGGATGTAATCGACAGAAGTTTTTTGCCCCATGCCCATTCCAACACCTATTGCTGATTTATGAAACGCATAACAAACTCGGTCTGAGCTTGAGTCTATTGCTAATCCATCTTCATCACGATCACCGATTGTCACTACGTTAAAGCCGAGCCAAGTATTAAGCTCACCGCTAACTAAACTTTTTATAGAATTATAGTCGCTTGACTGTACGGTTGTTTGACCAAGTAAAGCTGACAAATTATTGGCATGTACTAATAGAGTTCTTCCCTCCATACCAACATTAGCTGCATCTAAAGCTTTTTTAGCTGCCCTAATTTTACCAGTATTTAAATCAGATGCAGAACCCGCTGCTCCACTTTCTGCGATAGTGTTTGCAACAGTTCCAGTACCACTAGCTGCTACCAAAGCATCTATTGTTACTTGATCCATTCTCCGTCCTATAGCTCCGCCAACTGCTTGAACTAATTCAGAACGGTCATTGAAGTTTACTTTAGTTTGGTTGAAGATGTCAGAATATTCCGCAGCAATATAATTGGTCATTGTCGCAGTTACGTTTGTATAAGAAAGACTAAGAGGTGTCACGTCACTTTGCGGAGTTCTTATTGTTGCAACACCTTTTCCAAGTTTTGGAAATGATATTGTTTGCCCTACAACATTATTTTTTTCTCTAGTTAAACCAGCTAATGAGCGAGAAGCTTGATAAGCTTGTTTAACTTCGGAATCGAATAATGTGATAAAGCTATTTGAGATCGTTAAAGCCATTATATTATCCTTTTCTCTTGTTAATAAAAATTTTCTTATCGCTTGCTGGTTATCCGTGGGCCAGATAGCTACACTTTCGGGGCGAAGTGCATCCCATAAAACTGGCCCATAAATTTAGGTTGTCAGTCAATTTAATATATCGAGAATATAAGGCTACCTCAAACCAGTAACCTTATTTTATAGGTAAGTATGGAACGTCTAAGATGTTAGTATTTCTCACCATGTAAGGCATACACAGCTTTTTCTACTTTCTTAGTATAGTTATCATCTACTCCATATCTTTTATCAGCCATCATACCTTCAATATCACTCATTGTAGTTGTATCAACTTCTTGAGCATTAGCTGTAGGAATAGTTTGTTCACCATAACTACGTCTAATTTTATTTAATCCAGTTATGAATGCAGCATTAGTTGAAGCTCCAGCTATAGCTTCTACTTCATTTTGTGCTAACACTCCTGAAGAAACAAATTTAGATAACCAGGAGTCTGTACTTTTAATAATAGCATTACCATTATTGCCTAGTTTTTTCATTTCCTCTTCTCTTTTATACGTAATTTGCTGATCTATCCCTTGCTGCTGGGTCATATAAAAGTTTGTTAACTGCTCTACTAACTCTTGACTCATATTATTTTCTTTAGCTATACCAATAAATTCATTCATAGAAGGATCATCCGCTTCTAATCCTTCTATAAAATCTGTTTTATACTTGCCGTCTTTTGGTGGCTTATGTTTGCCAGTAGCCATTTTATTACGTAATTCTTGGTAGGCCTTAGATAGGTCAGTAACTTTTACTTCGCCTTTTTCAGCATCCCAATGAGAGTCCTGAATACCTTCAGGCTTTTCTTTTGGCTCTTTTTCTTCGGCTGCTTTAACGGTTGGTTCATCCTTGTCATCTTGTGCAAGATGATTAGGGGATGATTCTTCTCCATCATTTTCTACTTCTTCATTTTCGGGTTTAGGAGTTGGGCTTAAAAGACTTTGGTTTTCGTTGGCGCTGGCCTCTTGGTTTTCAGCTTCAACGGCCTCAGTTTCATTGCTCATCTATTTCTCGTCCTCTCTATACGTTTATAAATATCACGGACAATAGAATTTTGTCCTTCTCTAGCATAACCATGACTTGCATCTTCCCCTGGATACCAGGTAGGCTGGTCAATCGTTATTTTTTTTAAGTACGCTAAAACTTGCGCTCCATCTCTTGATGCAAAAACTTTAGTCATCAAAATATCTATATCATCTACTTCTATCTTTGCATCATTCTTGACTAATTTTAAATCGTCCCAACTCATTCTACAGGAGGCCCTTCTGGAGGAGCGCCTTCAGCACCTTCAGCACCAGGTATCATTCCTGCTTGTTGCGCCATCTGAGCCATTTCCACCATCATTGATTTTCTTTCTTCAGCGGAGTTTAATATTCTTCCTGGTATACCAAGTTTATCTGCTATATAATCTAATGTTTCGTCCTGGTTCAAAGCAACTTGTCCTATAGGCCCAATACCTTGTGTAATTTGAATAAACTTCATTACATTTTCTAATTCATCTAAACTTTGTGCCTGGGCTAATGGACTGGTAGGAACAACTTTTAATTCTTGGCCATCTATTTTTAATGGCATATCTATTAATCCCTGAGAGTCCATAATAAATAGAACTCTTCTAACAATAGGAATCATTGCTTCCGTAATTAACCGACCAAAAGCAGATCCCATATTTTGTGATAATTCTTTCATCCGCTGGACAATTTCTGTTGCACTCCTGGCGCTCATTGTATCGGGAGGGAGAGAATCGTCCAGGAGTACCTTTTTAATATTTGCTGTTAAATCTTGAATAACAATTTGCGCCACATTAAAGTCGCCAGATTTAGGTAAAGGCTTTAAAGACTCCCCTTGTGGCCCACCATTTCTCGCAACGGGAATAATAGCGCCTGGTGAAATTCGCACAGTTTGAGGATTTAAGACCCCATCATCTGCTGCTAAATAAACCCCAGAAATCGCTAGACTAGCATTTTTAAGTATTAGTTCTTTTACTTTGTTTAAAGTTTTAACATCTGAGATACAGGATAATAATGGGCCTCTTCCCATAATTTCACTAGACACCGTACTGTATCTACTAATTATCCAGGCAGAAGACGTTGACGTTCTATAAACTAACTCTTCTTTATTTTTTACATCTATAACATGGTAACAATAATAACCTTCGTTTGGTTTATATATTGTAGCTTCTAATAATTCTACCTCTTCTTCAGGCTTATCATCAATCATCTTTTGTAATTCGTCATGTATTTTTACATCTGGCCATTGTCTTTCAATGGCTTCGCCTCTCAACTTTAGTTTACGATAAACATTATCTATCGTTCCATTTGGCCCTGCTTCTAAACTTACCAGGTATTGTGGTACAGCTTCAAAGCGAATAGGAGTAGTTTCATCTCCTGGTTGAACAAGCATAACGGCTGTTCCAACACATAAATCTAAAAGAAATTCTGACATTGCCAGGTCAAAAGATGATTGCCTTAGTACGGCAAACATTTTTTCTGTATAAATATCTAATGCTGCTTGTAGTTCTTGAGGGTTATCAACTTCTCTTTTAGCATCTTCTCCTGCAAGTAATGCACACCATTTTCTATATGGCGGGAATAAAGCAGATTGTATTCTATTACCAAATCTTTGAACGGAATTTACAGCCGTAGAGTCATAAACCTTAGAAGACTTATTAGTTTCAGGCACATTATTTTCATATCCTCCACCGTATAAATTACGTTGAGGAAGGCCATATTCATAAGCCTCTTCATAAATAGAGCGCCATTGCGCCTTTTTTGTATCCGCCTTATCAGCTCTTTTTAAGACCTGTTTAACTGTTAGTTTTGCCACAATTAAGAACTA